ATATCCGTTAAATTGCGAACCTTTGCACAATAATAAATTAAATAGTTTTGACAAAGTAAATAATTTAATAGTGCATATATTAACAAACAATTTAATAAAACAAAGATAAAACAAACAACAAATAATAATTAAAAATAAACAAAATGAAAACAAAAACAAAAAATTTAAGAAGTAGAAACGGCAATTTTATTGCTAACCAATTTGAAACAATACAAACAAAAAAAGATTATTGTAAACACATATTCCAAAGTTATGATACTATAATTGCAACAATAGAGTATAAAAATAATACTAAAAATATATTGTTAGATACTTATGCTTTAGAGTATAGCCGAACAACATCTAAGTACTTATATCAATTTATGTTAATGAATAGGCAAGAAATAGAAAAAGAAATAAAAGAAAACAAAATAAAACTAACTAACCTAAATAAATAAACAAAATGGAAACAACAAACAAACAACTAAACGAACAACTAAACGAACAACTAAACAAGGTAGAAAAGTTAATATATAATACCTTTAGCCGATATAAAAGAAAAGATAATAAATTCAGAGTAGCAATAGAGGAAGATGGCAAAGTTAATAAGATAGCAAAAATAAAAGATTATCTTAATACTAATTGTATTGACTATGATTTATCTATTAAATTTTCAGGTGGTAGTTTCTGGCAAGAATATACAACCATATTAAGTATTGAAGTAGTAGAGTAGGCAGGTAGTAGGTAGGTAGTAGGTAGGCAGTAGAGAGGGGGGGCAATTTGTCCCCTCTTTTTTTATGCTTTTTTTTTATTGTCAGTCAGTCAGGCAGTCAGTCAATAGGCAGTTAATAGGTAGGGGGTAGAGGGTAGAGGTAGGGGGTAGAGTTAAGGGGTAGAGGGTAGGCAGTAGGTAGGGGGTAGGTAGAGGGTAGGGGTAGGGTAGGCAGTCAATAGGTAGATAGTAGGGGGTAGTAGTAGGGTAGTAGTAGGGTAGTCAATAGGTAGGTAGTAGGTAGGTAGTCAGTCAGTAGGTAGGTAGTCAGTAGGTAGGTAGTAGGCAGAGAGTAAACAACAAACAAAGAAACAAAGAGAGAGAGAGAGAGAGAGAGAGGGGGTAGGTATAGGGTAGCAATTCATAAACATTATATTACACTAATACAAGTCAATAGATAGTCTTCAGGGGGGATATAAGGCAATAAATAAAAAAAAATAAAAAAAAATTCCAATTTACCTGTGAAGACCTGTATTACAGGGTAGTCTGATATTCACACTAGATTTTCAACCCCCAGTTATTATGCACTTTATGTAACATATTACCTTGACATGTAAGAAACTTTTTTGTATATTTGTAAAATAATTATTATGCACTAAATAAAATGGAAGAAAAGATAGATATTAAAGCTGATATAACTGCCATTGGTCTGGATAATGTTCAGACTAAATTTGAAGGTAAAGCTACTAAGCTGGAGGCCCATAAGAGGACTTCTGAGGTTGTTAAATTAGTATTACAAGGAGTTAGATATACTGATATTATTGAGTATTGTGATAAGAATTGGGGGATTCAAAGAAGACAAGCTTCAATCTATTACAAGAGAGCTTTACAGTATTTTAAAGAGCAGTTTGATGAAGAGAAGCAATATGAGGTTGATAAGCATACAATGATGTTGTACGACTTATATAGCAAGGGTTATAGAAGTGGAGATTTAAACATCTGTAGATTACTGTTACAAGATATTGCAAAGATGAAGGGTATGGCAATAGACAGGGTTGATGTTACTAGTGGAGGAGATTCATTTGTGTTTAATTATACTAAGCCTGAAGGAGAGGAGAATGATATTTAGATATAACATCCCCTACTTTAATAGTTTTACAGCTATTTTGACAAGCAAAATAACATACATTTCTTTATCATTAATAAATACTCTGAAAAACAAATGAGTTTACAAACATAATAAAAATAAATTACAATATCAAGAACCTTTTAGAATAAATTAATATCAATTAAAATAATAAAATTATGGCAGCACCACCAGCAGTAATATCGCATTTAAGATTCCAAGTAATGACTCCAGAAGCAGATAGAGGAGAGAAAGCAAGTGGAAGCGAATCTAATTCAGTAATAAGATTTGAGTTAAGATTTCCTTTTGATAGTTCATCAACACCTTACTACAAGATAGCCGATTTATCAATGGCAGAAATTAGATTGTTACTAGGGTCATCAAGCTCTGCTTATATACAATTATTTCAATGGGCTAACGAACCAAGTACAAGGCCAGCAGGAAATGAACCAATGGTAGTGGAAGAAACGCAGAACTTTAACATTACAAGACCATTCTTACTGTCATACCCAAACACAATGTTATCTAACCTAGACGCTTTATAAATGAACTTACCACCAGATTTACCAATATTCACAGTCATATTTGCATTTATCCTTATGATATGGATTTTACCAATAGTATTAATATTTTTAGTTACACACTACCTTCTTATGACCCCTCTTAATTATATTCTTAAATTAAGAAAGAGGAATGAAGATTGATTTCACCCCAACCATAAAGCAGCATGAGGCTTGGGAGTATTTGCATGACGAAAAGTCTTCCGAGATTCTCTTTGGGGGAAGTGCTGGTGGTGGGAAATCTTACTTCGGAGCAGCCTGGTTGTTGTATTCTTGTTTAAGATACCCTGGAACTCGCTGGTTAATGGGTCGTGCCGTACTAAAGACATTAAAAGAGACAACCCTTAATTCTTTCTTTACCGTTTGTTCTGACTGGAATGTTAAAAAAGGAGAGGTATATAAGTTTAATGCCCAATCTAATGTTATTGAATTTGTAAATGGCAGCCAAATTCTATTGAAAGACCTTTATCAATATCCAGCCGACCCTAATTTTGACTCACTTGGTTCACTGGAAATATCTGGGGCATTTATTGATGAGGTGAATCAATGTACTGAAAAAGCGAAAAATGTCGTTGCATCAAGGATTCGCTACCAATTAGCGAAATTTGGCCTTCGGCCAAAGATACTTATGAGTTGTAATCCAGCTAAGAACTGGGTATATGACTTCTATAAACAGTGGAGGGACGATAATCTACCTAGTCACCAGCGATTTGTTCAGGCAAAACTAAAGGATAACCCCCATATATCTGGATTTTATGAAGAGCAGTTAAGAAAACTTGACCCTGTATCAAGGGAAAGACTTCTTCATGGTAACTGGGAATATGATGAGGGGAAGGATAAGCTGTTTGAATATGAAGCTTTGTTGAATGTTTTTAAGAATAAGGTAGTGGAAGATGAAGAAGCGTTCCTTTCTTGTGATGTAGCTTTAATGGGTAGTGATAAAATGGTTATAACTCGCTGGAAAGGACTTACTGTTGAGGAAATAATTACAGAAGATAAAAGTTCAGCCAATCATATTGAAATGTTAATTAAAGATTTGGCAGAGAAGCATGGGATTAGCAGAAAGAATATAGTGATTGATTCTGATGGAGTAGGACAATACCTTTCTCATTACATGAAAGGGGTTACTCCCTTTATAAACAACTCAAAAGCAATAAAGGCTGAGAATTACCAAAATTTAAAGACACAATGCTATTATAAACTAGCAGAACAGATAAATGCAGGTAATATTTTAATAAAAGAGAAGGATATTGACATTCGCAACAAGATAATTGAGGAGTTAGAGGTGTGTAGAAGAAAAAATATTGACTTAGATGGTAAATTAGCTATACTATCTAAGAAAGAAATCAAGCAATCCATAGGAAGGTCGCCTGATTATGCCGATAGTTTAATGATGAGAATGAGGTTTTTATTCGGAAAAGGTAATAAGATATTAGCATGGGGTTAAAATGTTCCAAACATTTACTAAGAAAATGTAAAATTTTTCCTATACTTGCCAACATGAATGTTGAGCAAGATATTTTTTGTATGAATTTAAGGCATCAAGGCATAATAGTGGAGTATTTACAAGAGATTCAATCTCTTATGGATAGGATTACTGTTGAAGATGAGGATTATGAGGAATTTCTGGTTGTATTGGCAGAAATTATAGAGGTACACAATGAAACAGGGTCTTATGCGTACAAAGACTCTTTAATGAGGGATAAGTGGTTTTACACTTTACCTAATATGGTTTATTGGGCATCTTTAGGTTATTTATGTGCTATTGAGAGGGAGCACCTTAATATTGACAAAGTTATAGTAAAGCTGTCAAAAATACTAATAAAAACAATGAAAAAGCTTGAGAAGATGGCATTAATCAATCCAGGCTGTGATAACGATAAAACACTTTTAAATTAATGAAGACAATAATAATAAACGAGAAGGAAATTAATATTCCAGAAGGATGGACTGAGATAACATTTGAAAAATTTCTTAGCTTTTCAAAGCTGGTTAGGGCTCAAAAAACAGAAGAGGAGCTTTCAAAAGAATATAGAGAGCAGGAAATGAGTGAAGAAGTTCTGAGTTTACAGGTTAGTTTAGATAACATTCAGTTCAATACAAAAATAGCTTGCTTTTGGAGTGGTTTAGATGAAGAAGAAATAGCTATGTGTTCCTTGGAGGAAGTAGAAGACCTTATTAAATCTATTAATTTTGTTAACGAACAATATATGCCTATAGAGTTAGATAAATTTAAGTTTAGGGATGTCACTTATACTTTACCTAAACCAGGAATGAGAGAGCAAAACTTTGGAACTTATATTGAGGCAGAGCAAATAGAAATGAATAATAAAAACCTAGAGAATGGTAATTTAGATATTTTACCAAGACAGGTAGCTATACTATGCAGAAAAGAAGGGGAGGAGATGGGAATAATTAAAGACCATGTTGTAGATGAGAGGGAGAAGCTTTTTAGAGAACTTGATATGGCAACCGTTTGGGATGTCGCTTTTTTTTTGCTCAAGCTAGAGAGTCAATTAATGAACAGTTTCCTAATCTCTCTGAAGACAATGGAGATGGAAAAGCTAGAATCGCAGCCAAAAACACTATAAGTGGTTATGGTTGGCTGAATAGCTTGTATGATATAGCAAAAGAGGGGTTATTTACATTACCCAACAACAATGCAGTGAATAGTGTTCTTTTGACAGATTTATATGAGATTTTAACATATATGAGTTGGAAAAATGCAGTAACTTCATTTGAGAAGGTTTATTCAGAGATAGTGAGAAAATCAAATAAATAAAATGAACAAAGAAGAAGTTAAAATTAATAATTGTGCAGAATGTGGTGGTAAACTAACAGGATGTACTTGTTCTTGGAGAAAGACTCCAGATACAGGGAAATTGATACATAGAAACTGTAAAAAGCAATATGAATCTAAAATGAAAAAAACAAAAACTAAAAAATAAGATATGCCTACATACGGAATGACATACGATATAGTTCAATTAATGACAGATTTTAAATCTTGTGCAGATACTGCTGGTTTTTGTACTGTTAAATTTGGGCCACCAGAAGCAATAAATTTTGACCATGACATTTGTTATGATTTGTTAAATATAGATTACCCTACCTCTTATGTTTCAGAAGGCATTAGAGAGGTTTATACTTTTGATTTAATTTTAGCAAGACCTGTAACATCAGGAAGCCTTCAGGGTGTTCAGGTGTTTGATGATGATGTTGCTGGTATATTCGCAAATTTAGAAATTAAAATGTGGAACATGTTTTCCTGTTTAGCGTTAGGTATTAGTGGAGGTGGAGGATGTACTGCTTACCTACCTAAACATAAGATTACAATAAACAGAAGTAAAGGTATGTTTAATGATAATTTAGTCACATTACAAGTAAGATTTGATGTTATAGCTCAAATTGCTGCTACAGTTGACCCTTGTGGTGGTGGTAGTGGTGGAGGTGATGAGCCTTGTCTTGACCCTTGTGCTCCTTTCTATGGAGTTTGTGGTTGTACTGACCCAGGAGCTATTAATTATGATGTAAACGCAACATTTGATGACGGAACATGTTGTTTCCCTCCGTCAGAGGTTGACCCTTGTAACGACCCTACTAACTTTCCACCTGTATATCCAGAGTCCGAAACAGGAAACCCTGAATAATGATAATAGATAATGTCATAGCAAACCTAATGGGGTCAACTCAATCTAATGTTATTAGATTAATGAAAAGCCAATTCACTAGAGCAAGGGGAGGGAATAAACTACCTCATTCTACAACAGGCCAAACGGCTGACAGTTTTAAGGCAGATATTCCTTTTGTCAGCAGCGTAATGATGACTTGGGATTTTAAAGCTAATGATAGTGCTGTAAGACTTAATAATGGTGGTTCAAAGTTTGCTAGGAAATCAACTGATGTCCCTTACGGAGCATTTAGCGACCCAGGAGGAGAAAGTCAATATATAAAGGCTTTAATCAAATGGGTTAAAAGAAAATATAACCTTAATGATGTTATGGCTAAAAAAATGGCCTTTGCTGTAGCTCAATCAGCTTCCAATAGAGGAACTGTAGTTAAGGCTGCTGGATGGTTTAATGAGATAGAATCTCAGGTTTTTAAACAGATAATGTCAGATATATCGGCTATAATAATGACACAAGTTAACAAAGCAATAAATACACAATTAAAAGGAAATAAATAATGGCATCAATAATAAACTGGTCAATATATGCTCAACCACATGGGACTCATGTAACATGTCAAAGACCTATAGTTATATCTACAAAAGTTAGCCTAGGTCAACCTGCTCACTTTAGAGGAATATTACATGTAAACAGCCCACATGGCTCTTCTACCTGGGTTAATACAGGGGTTGAATTTAACGCATACTCCGACTCTGGGAATCAAATTTATGAATGTAATGTAGCTGAATATTGCAGGCAATATTTTCTTGATAAAAAAGAGTGGTTTAGCCAGAGTTGGTGTGGAGGTCATGAGGAAATGTTTGAGAGAAGATTTAAGGTTGAGTTATGTCCAGTGCTCTTAACAACTGCTGGAACTATTGAGGTGGATTATGATGATGGGAAGTTCACTAATGTATTTAATGTTCATCCAATCAACACTCAGGTATGGGAAAATAACAGTATGGATTCTGGTAAAGCTGATTATGTAAGAATTGATTCCTATGTACAATATAAAGGTAACGCAAGTGGAGTTGGAACTACTCCTGGTAGTATGGCCGTACCACTCACAAATATGGCTCAAAGAAACGCTGTTAATTTTGATATTGGGGCTGGATGGTATTATTACCAAGGTATCGTGGGGTTAACTTCAAATCGCAAACTAAGAATTACCCTTACAAACGAAGACAATGGAAATTCTTATCAAATACATACAATAGCAGGTGGTATAGATGGAACATACGGTTTCCCAATACACCCAGTATTAGCAGAATTTATGATAATGCTATATGCAGGGGCTGCTCAATATATCTTAATAGATGCTGCTGGTAATCTACTTTGTAATGAGTATTCTATAAAATTTGATTATACTAACACCTCTAATTCGGCAGTTAAAAATGGCCCTCCAAAACAGGTTTACACTGTAAAGAGAGATGAACAATGTGGAGGCAAGAATGTAACAACATTTGTTTTTAGAAATATGAGGGGAGGGATTGATTGGTTTTTAGCTACAGGTAAGGAGGAGAAAAGTGTTAATGTTTCTGGAACAACATTTAATAGACACACAAACTTTAGTAGAACAGCGAGACCTCAATTTGGGATAATGACAGGACAACATTCTACTACAAATTTATGGAATGATAGGGAGGATAGTTTTTCAGTATTTTCCCAACCATTAACAGATGATGTGGCAATATGGCTTGAAGAGTTAATAGTGTCGCCAGAAGCATGGATTGTGAGAAGGGTGGATAATAGTGCTGAAAATGCTGGCCTTACTAACGGTTCTGTATTGGTGGCTATAATTATTGATAAAGGGTCTTACCAAATATACAACACAGAAAACAATGTTAATTACATAGAGTTTAAATACAAATTATCAGAACACACTTTAACGCAAAAGAACTAACATGGGACACTCGCCAGTAGCAAAAGATGTAATATTAGAGATAGGTAAGGAAGAGGGGGTAGCATCTGTTGATGTAACTTACCAAACAGGAGTTGATAGTGAAGATGCCTTTACTGATACATGTAGAAATTATGGTAGTTGTAATCCAGGGGTGATTCTTAATCACCTACCTGATTTTGATGCAAGTAACTACCCTAGAAAGGGGTTTCAAATGAATATTGTGGACATACAATCTTTTGGTGATTGTGACCCTGGGTACACTACCTATGGAGATACTGGTTTTTATGCTGCACAGGGTAATCCCCACTTCCCATACATGGCTGGGACAAATCTTGGGTTTCAACCACCACAATATAATATGTCTTTTATTTTTAAGTTTACCCAAAAAGATGGGACAACACCTATAGAATTTAATGGATTATATAATAGTCTTTGGCACTGCTGTCCTGCTGATGCTTGTAATGTTAAAAATAGAGTTATTGATGGAGACCAAGACACCGAAGCTGGTAGAATGTTATATTTATACCCAAAAGCAGGAGCAGAATTTATAAGTCCTAGTGATGGAAGTACAGTCAAAATAGAACATGCCTTATCTTTTGAGATAATGGATGGGGGTAACGATTTACTGGTTGTTAGGGGAACAGGAACAGAAGCTCCATGGGAATACCTAAAAACACACTCTAATAACTCTATTGATGTAGATGCTGCTGGATTTTATAAACCTGAATTATTATGGAAGCATTATGACGCATTTATAACTCCTTATGTCCATACTGCAAATTGGAAATACAGTAATGGTTTCATTGAATATAAAGCTGATATGAAACATATCCACATGTCTTGTTTAGGTAGAGGTGTCACTAGACAGTATTCCCCAAGTATTGAAAGTGGAGATAGGTTTGGAATAAGAAGTAAGGAGGAGTTATTTAATTGTGAAGAAAATTATGGTGGAGGTAATGGGTATAATTGTTTAATAGAGATTGCTGAAATGAAGGATTGTCACCTAGAGTGGATGTATGGGGAATATTGGCATCCACAAGGAAGTTACGGTGGTTCGGAGCAAGCTGTTCAAAATAATGGATTAAACAATGATACAACATCACTACCCTGGGTTTGGGATAAAACATACGACCCAGGAACTCATGAAATATGTTGCCCCTTCACTTATGATGGTGACATGATTTTATATGAGTATTATAGCCCTGGTATTGTAGGACAACCATGTAATAATGTTACTCAAATGATAACGGAATATGGTGGTGGGGGAGCTGCGAATTGCCCTAAAAACTTTATGAAAAGTCAAAATGAATTTTTCAGAATTGTGGTTACTGGGCCAGACCCAATTTGTAAAATATCTAAATTTGAAATAAGAGAATTAATGACAGAAATGGGTGAAAGAATAGTGCCTGTTTATGCAACAACATCTATTAGTGTTCCTAATTACGAATGGACTTATCTTGATATAATGGATAGAGACCAAAACTTAATGGCTTTAACATTTACAAGTGCAGATTTAAGAGACCCAGGTAAAAGAAGTGCTGGTTATTCTAAAACATTTGAGCTACCAGCTAGTAAGCATAACCAAAAATGGATAGAAACACTTACTGGAGTGGGGTCTGTTAGGGATTTAGATAAGATAAGCTGGCATAAGGCTAGAATACAGGCAAATGGTATTTTTGTCTTTGAAGGCTATGCGAGAATAGAACAATCTATAACTGGGCAAGGGGGAAGATATAAATGTCATATACTGCAAGACCCAACATATTGGCCTGAGCTATTAAAGGGACTTAAAATTTGTGAATTACCACTCCCTACTCATCAAAAAAATTACGATAATGTTGTTTCTAGTTGGTCTAACAATCAAAGTAATATAGACTATGTATATCCAGTAATAGATTATGGTGCTTGGTTTCCAGGGACTTACGCTGCACCAACACCTAATCAACCTAAATCATTGAGAGATTTTCACCCTGCTACTTATGTTAGGTCAATAATAAGATTAATATTTGAACAGATTGGTTATAATCTTGATAGTAACTTCTTTGACTCTTCTTTTTTCAAAAAACTTATTTTACCTTACACTAGTGGAGAGGAATATGATAACACTGGAACGGCTATGGGTGACGGAGGAAGCTTTTCTTTAGCAGCATCAAGAAATGCAGAAGACAACGACTTCCCAAACCTACCTGCTACTGGTTGGGGTACTTATACATATAGGACATGGTCTCCTATAATGCAATTTGAGACAGACCCTGCTAATATACATACACACAATACAAGTCACAATAGTATTAATAATGGGTATGTATGCCCTTTTACTGGAAGATATGTTATAATGTATGATGCTGAAGTTTATCAAAGTCAAGGGTATGATGGTGGTCAGTGGTTCGCTTGGATAACAATTAATGGTAAAATACTACAAAGTTCTGGAGCAAATAATTATGCAAACAACCCTTACTCTTGGGGAGGTAGTGTATTAGGGGGAGGAAACTCTTATTTACCAACAAATGCCCCATATAATGCCACTAGTTTTGATGGGTACTCTTGTAGATGGAACGCATCTAATTCTGATGGTACTTATATACCTGAGTCTTTAGGGTTTGAAATTGACTTACAAATAGGGGATAAAATACAGGTTTGGATGAAGGGGAGAAATAGTAATTGCTGTCATATAGATTATTCTCGTATTAAAAACCAAAACTTTCATGTTTGGCCTCACGCAAGTAACACCACAGTTCCTGAATCTACAGTTAGTTTGGCAGCATCCTTACCATGTACTAATCAGATTGATTTCCTTAAAGGAATAACAAATATGTTTAATCTACATTGGACTGCTGATGAATCAACAAAGACAGTTTCTGTAGAACCTTATGATACTTTTTACGGCTCTGGGAAGGTTCTTGACTGGACTTCCAGGCTTGATAAAACAACATGGACTGATAAGTTTTTAATTGAAGAACTTGCTCAGACTATTACTTGGAAATACAAACTTGATGATGGAGATTTAATAGTTGATAGAAGGAATCTATCTATGCTTAATGCTTATGGAAGCCCTGAATTATGGGCACTTGAAATAGAGCATGGAGAGCTTTACCGTAAAGAAGCTAAGGATATGGGTAATAAATACTTTTCACCAACAATGGAATTGTCTGGGGCTAATGGTAATTTAACCTTTGGTACTAGTAGTGCTTCAGGCCCTATTATGCCTTGCATGTGGGCGAATCAAATGCCTAGTTGGGGTTGGTTTAATAGCACACAAAGACCAGATAATAATGTTAAATATAAGCCGAGAATATTAAACTATCATGGCACACACACTTGTCCTAATTGGCAGTTAACAGATGATTCAGGCAACCCTCAAACAAAAAATATATACCCTTATTCATACACAAGTAATTATAATAACATAAATCCTGGATATGACAGTTGCCTTGCTTGGCATAATCATAATGGAGAACAAGGATTATTTGACAGGTATTATGCAGGTCTTTATGAAAAAATAAGTGGGGGAGCTGCATTAAGAAGTTGTATGATGGATTTAAGCCCAAATGATATTTCACAGGTTGACATGAGGGATTTGATTAAATTAAAAATAGAGGGGGTTTATACATACTGGACTATAAATAAAATTTCAGATTACAAGCCTGGAAGGGATGAATTAACTAAAGTTGAATTAATAGAATGGAAGTATGGAGATGGGGGACTCCAGAAAATAGAGACTCACCAAGGAGATATAACTAATAGTTATGGAGGAGACGGAAAAGGTGGTGGTAAAAGGAAGGTTACTGGGAAATCTGGAATAACATTCATTAATAATGCTACTAAAGAGCATGTTAATAATATTATACCTAAATCAGAACAGGATAGGGCTAATAAAGCACAGGGAGGCATGTCTTCTTTTATTGATATATCAACAGCCCAATCTAATAATGTAACAGGTCAACAATCAATAACTATTGGGGATAGCCTTAAAGCTAGAGGTAATCAAGTGGTTTTAGGAAAGGCAAATGCTTATAACCCTACAGATATATTCCAAGTAGGAGGTGGGTATAAGGACAATAAGGGAGATTGGATTAGACAAAATGCCATAACAGTAAGTGATAGTGGAGAAGTTACTATATATGGGGGAGAGGTTGTTGCTGATTTCACTATAGGGGACTTAACATTAACTGGAGATGTTTATGTTGAAGAGATTATAGAAGAAGGTTATTATAATGAGCTTACTGGAGGTGGAGCAACTACTAAAAAAGTTAAAAAGAAATTATATTTAAAATAATATTTAATAATGAGTGCAACAATATACCAATTTAAAGCAGACCTAAAAGGTTTAATTGATTTAGAGAAAAAATTAAAAAAAGCAAGACTACAACTAAAAGGTCTTGCTAAAGATACTGATGCCTATAAGGCTAAGACAGCCCAAATAGGGACTTTAGGAAAACAATTTGGCACTTTAAATAAAAGTATGGGTGGTGCGACTAGAGCTGCTGGTAAAATGAATAGTGCAGGTAGTAGGATGATTTCCACATTTAAGTCTGCTGGAGTCGCTATAGCCTCTGCGTTTGCCGTTAGAGCTATTGTGGGTGGTATAAGGGGTACTATAAAGGTATTTGCTGACTTTGAGGCTAAGATGGCTGCTGTGCAAGCCATATCAGGTGCTACAGGTAAACAGTTTGATAGATTAAAGGAATCTGCTGAGAAATTAGGTAGAACAACTGTTTTTACAGCTACTCAGGTTGCTGAACTACAAGAGGAATTTGCTCGTTTAGGTTTTACTGCTGATGAAATAAGAAGGGTTCAAAGTGCAACACTTGATTTAGCTGCTGCTACTGGAGAGTCTTTAGCTGGAGCTGCACAAACGGCAGGGTCTGTTTTAAGAGCATTTAATTATGATGCAGAACAAACTCAAAGAGTTACAGACTCAATGGCTGCTGCTTTTACAAGTTCTGCCTTAAATCTTGAAAGATTTAGAGAATCAATGAAGTTTGTTGCCCCAGTAGCTAGGGTTGCTGGTTTTACAATGGAAGAGACATCAGCAGCTTTAATGAAATTAGCAGATAACGGTCTTCATGGTTCTATAGCTGGTAATGCTCTGAAAAATATATTTTTAAAATTAGGAGATAGTAGTTCAAAACTTTCTAAAAGACTAGGAGGGACTGTTGATAATATGCCTGACATGGTTGCTAAGATGAAAGAGCTTAAAAAAGAGGGCTTTGGATTAACAGATGCTGTTAATTTATTAGATAAGCGTTCTGCACCTGCTTTCTTAGCTTTAATGAATAGTATAGAAAGCTTAGAGCCTGCTGTTCAATTATTAAACCAAGCAGAGGGAGCTACATCAAGAATGGCTGCAATAAGATTAGACACACTACAGGGCGATATGACCCTAATGAAATCTGCTATGGAGGGGTTAGGTATAGCTATGGGAGAAAACTTTGATGAAGGACTGAGAGCAACTATATATACTCTTACTAGATGGGTTCAGGATTTATCTGCAAGCCAGAGTAAGTTAAAACTATTTCAAGCAGGTATTAATTTAGTTATAGCTGCACTTATTGGGTTAACACTTAGATTGGCTGGAGTAGGGTTAATGAATTTTACTAAGGGGCTTTTTGCAGCAGGTAGAGGTATGTGGGCTTTTGCGAAAAGTACATGGGCTACTGATAAGGCTCAAAAAGCATTAAAAGTCACAATGGCATCAACTCCTTGGGGGGCTATAGCTCAGGGGGTTCTTACTGTGGTAACATACTTAGTTATGTTTGCAGACGAAACAGATGAGGCAGCACAAGCTCAAAGAAGGTTTAATGATGCCCTACAAGATTCATTATCAGATATATTTGGACATAATGAAGCATCTAAAGATAGGTCAGAATTAATGAGGGCATTTGTTAATGACTTCCCAGACCTTTTAAAATTTCTTGACTTAGAGAGGGCATCAAACAAGCAGTTAAAGCTACTTAAAAATGCTATGAACTCAGAAGACCTTGAGAATGTTAAGCAAAAAATGGACAATCTAAAACAGCAGATAGCGATAGAGGAAGACCTTATTAGAGTTTCAGTGGCAAAAAACAGAGTTATTGTTCAAGAAAATGAGGATATTATGAAGTCAAATGGCGATAGAAACTCTCAGGAGTTTATAGATGCTATGAATAATAAGAAGTGGGCTAACGATAGAATAAGAAACTCTAGTAGGACTGTAAATCAACTTAAAAACGATTTGAATGGTCATGTTATGGCTGTTACAAACAGTATTATGGCTATCCGAGATGCCGAAAACTTACAGCTTAAAAATGGGCAAACAATGAGAAAGCAGTTAAATCTTCAATACTCAAAGGATTTACAGCTTTTTCGTAAAATGAATGATGACAAGAAGGAAAGTGAGATGGTTAGGCATGAAGCTAGACTACAAGAACTACAGTTAACATCTGATTATTACCACATATTAGCAACTGAGGTTGATGAATTTGGTAAAACAACAGCAGGTGGTGTTAAGGAGGCAGAAGACTTTCTAGTTACTGTTGGGCCAGAATTTGCAAAAAAAATAACAGGTACAACAGCAAGTATTCAAGATATAAATATTGAACTTTCTGAATTTAGAAAATTTGTAAGTGACCTTGATGGAGCTATGGCTACTAGTGGAAAATCTCTAAAAGGGCCTTCTGTAATATCTGCCACTTATCTAAATAAAACAAAAGAAAATTATAAAGCTCTTGCTAAGATAATGGATGAAGTTATTATAGATAACTTCCAAAGGCTTTCTGCTGCTGCTAGCACACACCTTGAGGTTGAGACAAAAAGGTATTCTGAGGAGATTAAATTAATGACAACAAACATTCAGAGAATGGAATCTATTGAAACTTCTTCTGATGCTAAAATGCTGTCTGCAACAATTAAGAGTGCTAAAAATAAATATACCGTAATACAGAATTTAGATGCACAAGATTATCAAGATGTGATTAGTGGTAAAACCGAGCACCTGACTAAGATAAGAAGGCTTATCACTAAAATGCTAGCAGAAGAAGTTGCTAAAAAAGAAACTAACAATTCTTTACTGATACAATTAGAGAAAGATTATCAAAGAAAAATATTAGCACTTAAAAATAAAGAATCACTTGATAAGGCTAAGGCTGAGAAATCATTTATGGATTCAGTAGTTGGTTTTACAGAGGCAGGAGAGTTAAAGCTTTTCTCTTTATGGAATAAGCTAAGAGGTAATAGGAAGGCTATGGAAGAAGGTGATATGCAGTTTCAGGCAGCAGAAATGGATAGAAAGTCAAGTATGGCATTTGAGCATCACAACAACATACACAATAATCTTGTAGAATCTTTAATGTCAGGAGAGATAACTCAGAAGCAGTTTGATGCAAGGAAAATTACGAATGATAAAAACCTTCAAAAAGCCCTTGTAAACAATAGACTTGAACACCAGGCTGCTGTAAATGTTATACAGAATAACTCAGATATGGCTGATGCTCAGTTACAGGCTGATAAAATAGCAAAGGTTGGAGAATACTATAGTATGGCTTTTGATGCACTAGCAACATTCTTAAACAATAGATTTGCCTTGGAAATGCAAGCTATAAATGAAAGGCATGATGTCGTTAGGCAAGACCTTACTGATGAGATGGATGAAAAGTTAGCTCAAAACGAAGGTAATGCTCAAGCTCAAGAAGATATTAGAGAATTATATGCTGAAAGACAAAGGGTTGATGATGCTAAAAGAGATGCTGAACTTACAAAAGTTAAGAAGAAGCAGTTTATGATGAATAAGATTAATCAAATCATAATGGCTGCAATTAATGGAGCTGTGGCTATCACTATGGCAGCAGCACAAACAGGGGTTGGAGTTGTTGTAGCTGCTCCTATTATGGCTACACTAGTTGCTGCTCAAATCGCTGCTATCGCCTCTCAAAAATATGTAGGGGCTAAAGGGGGGATAACTCCTACTTCTACGAATGAAGGCTCTTTAGATAAATTTTCTGATGGAGGTTTGATAGATAAATTTGCAGATGGAGGTATGGTTGTGGGTAACAGTCACGCACAAGGAGGTGAGAAGTTTAGAGCAGGAGGAAGGGTTGTTGAACTTGAGGGTGGTGAGGCTGTTATTAATAAAAGGTCAACATCTATGTTTCGTGGACAACTAAGTAAAATGAATGTAGCAGGTGGTGGTAAAAGCTTCCAGCAAGGGGGTGTTATGCCAGGAACAAGTAATATGATAAATGAAAGTGGATTAGGGAATATGAATACTATTGTTGAAGCTTTAGGCCGTCAAGTTATAGGGGGAGTTAACAATAAAAGAGTTACCGTTCTTGAGGCAGATATAAGTAGTACACAGGAAAATGTTAATATCTTAGAACTTCAGTCAGCGATTCTTTAATAAAGTTTTGTAACTTTACGGAATGAAAACACTTGTTATATTATTTTGGAATTACTTTGCAGGAAAGGGAGTCCAGAGGGCGACAGATAAAACTTTTAATGATAGAATAGATATATGTCGTTCTAATTCCTGTGGAGAATATAAGAAACCTTTTAATCTTAAAATATTAGAAAAATGTGGGGATTGTGGTTGTTTTTTACAATCTAAAGCTAGAATTAAAGAATGGTATATAGAGTGCCCTAAAGGATTATGGTAGTAGATTCTTGGAAAGATATTCCTGAAGATGTTTTAGAAAAAGTTAAGATTTCATTAGAGACAATTAACTCAAGGACGGAAACTGATTTAGATAAAAAGTCTTCTGCTTTAATGTATTTGTTTGATAAGCATGGTGCTTATTTAGGTGGTAAGCATGCAGGCAATAGAGCAGCAAGGACATGTGGAACTTGCGTTAGTAATGTTAAAGTTGGATGGGATAATTTAATAAAAAAATGGCAAACAAGCAAGCTATAGTATTTGAATTTAGAGAAGCTCTATATGAGCAGCTCTCAAAAAGGTTTGGTGAGAAGTTCACTTTAAAAGATATGATATACCATCTCTCAGAGTATGGGTGTATTCCTCCTAAAGTTTTAAGAAATTACATGATGATAAAAGATTTTGATAAATTTATAGTTCTAAATAGAGGTCATGTTGGAAATACATTTATTGATTTATCTGTAAAGTACGATATATCTGAAAAACAAGCAAAGAATATTGTTTACAAACAAAGAGATAAATTCAACCCAAGTAGGAATATTAGAACTCCTGGGAATCCCATATCACTATAGAACCCTCTTCAGCCCAAAACTTTCTTGCATGAACACTGTGAACCTTACAATCCTCAGATAGAATAGCATCTAAGACTGCTTTAATAAGATTATCTATATCTGGTTTTTGGTCGTGGAAGTCATTTGCTTTTTCCTCTTTTTTCTTCTTACTCCAAGATTTAGGCATAGGAAGATGAAATTCTATATATAATGTTTCATTGATTGTTATATTGTTTTGACCAAATAAACGAATCAATTCTTTTTTAAAATCCCAATATTTAGTAACGCATTTTCTTTTTTTCCAAGCATCACTTCTGGTCATACGAGGTTTAGATACTGGAGTTATTTCTAGTTTTTTCATTATCTTCTGTTTCTTTAGCTGTCATCATATTGTTAATTCCCTGCATAAGACCCCTAGCTATAATGTCTTCGGTCACTACCTCTTTGCATCCAGGGCATTTGTAGTGTTTTTTGGTTTTATACCAAGCCCTGTTACAGCAAGATGTCTTTTTTATGTTATCATCTTTTATGAAGTGCTTATCAAATTCTTCTCTGTTAAACTGTCCTGTATTAAAAGAAACCTCCTTACTCTCTTCCTTCATCTTTTATTTTCTCTAATTCAAACTCCAGGTGTGCTATAGCTTTAGTTAGACAATCTACAGGAGTGTCATGCTTATGATATGCTCGCAGAATGTAAGTGGTAGCTGTGGCAAGATGATAGGGAAGATTAAAGTTATCGCAAACCTTACGAGCTTCATATCCGTTTTTACCCTTATAATATTCTGGCACTCTACTGTCACTGAAATCATCCATAGTTGTTGATGTTAATTTATAGTTACATCCATTTCTATCTCTCTCATAGTAATATTTATTATGCTCTGTCATACGCTAACTCCTTTATCGTTTAAGTTTTTATCTGTCTCAATTTCAATAACTGGTTTTAATAAGATTTCAAGATTGTAAGACCCATCATAAACAACACCAACAACCCTTTGAATCCCATCTTTTTCTATCATTTCAACATGCTCTTTTAATTGGGATTTAATAAAAGTACCTCCTTTTGCATTACCATTTACATTAAGGTCAACAAAGGCTCTAATTTCCCCCTCTTTTTGTTGAGATTTCCAGTATTCGTCTTTATCACTCATTGTCTTTTTTTTTATTTTTTTTATTTAATTCAAGTATTGTTCTTAAATCTTCATCAGTCAGTTTCTTTCTTTCCCCTCTGTATTCGTGGTCATTATATAAAAGCTTAACCTCTCTAATTCTTTCTTTAGAGTCATACTTAACAATCCACCTCCTTTTACTGTTGGGACTTTTTCTTATAATATCTAATATTGACATTTGCAATTATACAAAAAATATTTTAAATAGCAAGCGTATAATCGTATTTTTTATAAGGACTATTATCCACCGATTCTCCAAGTTCATTATATCTACCGTTTTGCATGTTATACTGGAATACAGCCTCACCTATCTCTCCTATATGCCTAAACTTTACCTTCTGCACATAAACATGGCTTAATCCTGTTTCAAAATTTCTATAAACGGTTATACCATTATCTACTTGATTGTAAAAGTTAGCTGACCCTGCAATATCATATAAGGTAGGTACATCATACAATCCATTATCTTTCTTTTGCATTTTTCTTGGATGTGCAACTAGAAATATATGAATATCATATTTTTGTTTAAATATAGTTAGTTTAGTTAAAAACTCATTTATATACTGCGTTTCACTCTGAGAACCAAATGGAGCACTAATCTTATTATAAGGGTCAATAATAAGCCCTTTTATCCCATGCCTTTTAATTAACCCTGCTGCTGACTCAAGTATAGCATCAATAGTAAAAACATCTCCATCAGGTCTAATCCAATTAAAACTTTCTGATATAAAATTCTTAGCTTTATTAAGTTCATCCCTTGACATTCTTTCGTATTTATTCAAATCTCTAAATGATTTCCCAATAAACTTCTCTGCAAGAACTGAGAAGTGCAACTGCAAGGGATAGTGCTCAGGAGAAAAAACCCCAAATTTCCAATCACTATTAGCTGCCAATTTAATACACATGTGTTCAAGCCAATTACTTTTACCATGAGTAGGCACACCAGTTATCACCGTTAATTGAGATGTTGTAAATGAAAATAAATTATCAAATGTTGCATGGCCAGTAGTATCTCCTCTCTGTAGTCCATTCTTATATAAATCATCAATATCAATATCAAAACTATCTACCCCTAAAACCCCTTGTAATGGATAAGCTTTTGCATTTTTAATAAATAATGATAAATCAAGTTCAAGAGCCTCATTAGCATCCTTACACTCTTGGAAATCAACACGATAACAAATATCCCTACCTATTCTTCTTGATAATTCTTCAGCAAGCTTCCTGCCTGGCTCATCATTATCAGTTGCTATATAAACTTTTTTTAGATTATCAGGTAAATCTTTTATATATTCTAACTTTAAATTTGAAGCCCCATTTGGAACTGATACGCAATTCTTATACCCTGACTCATAAAAAGATAATTTATCCACCTCGCCCTCAACAATTATAATCTCCTCACAGTCTTTTATATCGTCTAAGCCATATAGAATCCTCTCAGCATCTTTAACGAGCTTAAAGTTCTTCTCAGCATCCCTATACTTAATATTAATAAGCTCCGAGTCTTTATAGTAATTAAATTGTATTGTATTTCTCTCAGACTGAACTTGTGGCATATATTCCATACCTTCTCCCACTTTATTATCTATTAATGTTTTTTCAGAAATACCTCTGCTTGCAAAATACTTTATCATTCCATCACTATACTTAGATAATTTTTTTACTTTTTTAGGTCTTACGAACACTGTTTGTTCCATATAATTATTTTGTTTTAAAGTTCCTTTCCATCCACAGTTGTGGCAATTCCAAACACCTTCGTCTATATTTACTGATAAACATGGGTCTGATTTCTTTTTCCTATCGTAAGAACATTTAGGGCATTTTGTTTTAACTTGACCTGAGTTCTTTTTTATAGTTATGCCATTATCATGAAAGGTCATAAAATCATCCCTTTTAAGTTCCCATTAGTTATGCCATCACTTACAATACAAACCTCATCATTCCAACACTCTTGATTTAACCAAGCAGAAGCATGTTTTCT